GGATCTTAGAAACGAATTTGAGAGAAAGAACAGCTGGTGCAAAAATATGCCGCAAATCGATGAAAACACGTTTCATAAAATGATGGCGAGATCAGTACCATGGAGCAGTCTCTCGCTCAGTCCGAGTCCAATGTCGTTACGCCAGGAGAGGATTCGCGATGCAATTCACCTTGGCGGAGGCACGCGTCGACGACGACGAAATCAGCGATCCACCCGACGCCGTAGGTTATATGTTATATGAAATGTAAGGATATAAAAATTTGGCAAGGAAATATGTATTATAATTATCATGACAAATCCAGTTACAATAGTCACTGCATTTTTTGATATTGGGCGAGAACAACGAGGTGATGGTCGCTCGGTGGATGAATATAAAGAGTGGTTGAAACGAACATTGCAGTTGAATTGTAATTTGTTTATTGTCACGGAAGAGAAATTCCGAGATTTTTTTATAGAACATCGCCCGACCCCGTATAACACAATTTTAAAGATCATAGATTTCAAAGACTCTTATTACTATCAACACCGTGATTCTATGAAAATAATATTGGATGACCCTGTGTATCAATCGAAAATTGCAAACCCGAACCGTGTGGAATGTGTTTTGCCAGAATACAATATAATCCAATATTCCAAGTTTCATTATTTACAAATGGCCACTGAAGAGAACCCATTTCAAAGCACGAGTTTTTTTTGGATGGATGCTGGATGTTCTCGATTCTTCATGGATGTAAATGTTTCCGTGTCTTATCCATCCCCTGCGATTCATGAGTTTTTAAAGCAAAACCCCGATAAATTTATCATTCAAAAACGCCACGATTTGGAATATTATCCAATTGATGATGAATTTGTGTGGAAATCGGCGAACTTGGTATACGGCACGATGTTTGGCGGGGGAAAGGACATTGTATTGAAAATCGCAGAACTTGTAGAAACTGTGTTTCATGAAAAGATGTTGGCCAAGAAAAATGTGAATAACGAACAATTGGCATTGGCGATGGTGTGGAAAGAATACCCGGATTATTTTACACTTGTCGACAATGTCTATGGACAACACTTGTCACTTTTCAAATTAATGTCTTTGTGAAATATACTTCAGCGACGGTTTTTGCCAATAAATATTTGAAATATTCAAGGGTTTAAAGGTAAAATTTGGTATATATACACTGACACTGGTTACATAGTGCGCTTCTGCTTCTTCTTAACGCGGACCTCATGTACGACGGGTTCCTCGTAACGGAAGAGTTTCTTGACCTCGCGTTCCAAAATGCCTTGGACATCCTTCGTACACGAAGCGAGGTGTTTTTGCAAATGTGTGACAAAATCAGATGTGTCCTCGAGCAGCAAACGTGACGCTTCATCTGTCCCTCTGATGGTAACATCTCGGATATTCATAGCAGCGAAAACCTTGCTTCGAATGAGGTCGTAGACAGGACTGTCAGAGAACTTACCACGGGTCATTGCATCCTTAAAAGCAAAATATTCACGACGCATGACCAAGTCGGTTGCATCCGACAAAGAATCGATCTCGATCTCCTCCTTCTCCTCCTCGCTACCGATGGTTGTGTGCGCGGCCGCCTGATTCTGTGCCGACTGTTCGGCCGCTTTTTTAGCTGCTTTGTTGTAATTGCGGTTTCTACCCAAGACTGCGATGGCCAAATCAATCGAAACAAGTCTCGGAAGAAGCACCGACTCGCACTTCACGGTATCTTTGTCGTACACTTTCCCAGTTTCAAAGATTGTCGTCTTCGTGTCGTCCAAAAAAGAACAATAATCGCGAATCAATGCATTCACCTTGTCGAGATGTTCATCGACATTTTTAATCCCATAAATCGATTGCGCCATGACGACGTTGGATACGTACATGTCTTCGGCGTCGTCGCCGGCCACGACATAAACCTTCTCCAAACGATGATTCAAAGTTGCCAACATGTTAGCAAGAGTTGTTACAGAACTCGTCCATTCACATCGCGGTACAAGGGTACCCACCAGCTCCATTGCCTTTCGCTTACCCATCACGAACGAGGTAGAGAACAAAGGGGTGTCTTGCGCACCGCTACTGAATATGATCGCCGGGTACCACAATTTGTCCACTTTCGTTGTGAGATTTATCACCTCTTTTGAACATTCAAACCGTGTGACAACAACCGTGTGACTACACCGAAATCGACGATCGCTTTCGATTTGTGAGTTCACCGAGGAGGCACCACAATTTGGTCCACTTTCGTTGTGAGATTTATCACCTCTTTTGAAGAATCAAACCTTGCGACAACAACCGTGTGACTACACTCACTGAAATCGACACGTGTTCTTGGATTTGTGATATTTACAGCGGGGCACAGAAAACGAATATTTTCACCTGGGAAAAGAAAAAAAATGTATTGAGAATAATTTGGCCGTGAGCTCATGATAGGTCATGTATGTTGGTGGCAATCCAACTTGCAGTAACGGGCTCTTTCAAAATGACGATAACAGCGGATTGGGGGGGGAGATTCACCACACAACAGCGTCACAGAGGGGAATCTCATCATCCCGCCACGTAAATATGGTCGACGAGGAAAGCTTGACCCCTGTTGGTTCTCTGGATGTCGCCGAGGACAACAAGTGCGGTATTTGCCACGAACCGTGCGGAATCGAGGATCGTACGAAGTTGTTGATGGGTTGTTGCAAGCAAACCGCGTGTTTGACGTGCATTCTGACTCAATCGCTCACATCGAGTCATGCAACGTGCGCTTTCTGCCGTGGCCAGGTTCTTTCTGCACCCAGCTTGCATGACATGGTGGATCTTCGCACGGATGGCAATATCGATTTTGAGGACGAAGAAGAAGAGGTCGAAGAAGACGAGTTGTTGTTTCAATGCAACTGTTGCGACAACATCCTTCCCGACGTCTCAACGTGTGAGTCTTGTTACTCTGACTGTTGCCTCGATTGCAGTTACAAGATCCGATTTACGAATGGACAACGCGTCTTTTGTGCCGGTTGTGTGCGCTATTTCCATAAAGTGGCAACGGCCAACAAGGTGGCCAAGCGTAGAAAGAGGCACCTCTGCTCTTCTCCGACGTCTGTGGAATGTGTCATTTGTTCCGAGACCCCATGCTACGACTGTTTGATTCACTGCGCGGACCCTACCGGAGTGCCAAAATCATTCTGCCTCAAGTGCGTTGATGCAGTCGACTCTTTTTTCGACCAGATGTAGTTTGTAGACTATCGCTTTTTCACCAGTTCTATAGTATCGCTTTTTCTAGGAGACACTATTTTTTTGTACACTAAAACACACCTCGATACACACCTCAAATGCCACGAACGGATCTCAAGACGCGCTTGCGGTTTCACCTGGCGCAACTCAAAATGCCAATGACGCGATCCCGGACGAGACAACAGACGGTGAATGTGCAATCGCGCAACAATCAAGTGTATCGCGAGATTCTACAAGAGATGCATCCAGGTATGACTCCGAGCGAGTTGATTCGTCTCATACGCGTAGCAAGAACGGTATTACATCGTGTATGACAACATAACTTTGACACCGTGCATGACACCACCCGTCTGCGAAGAAAGAAGAAATGAATTGTTCCCCAATGCGGTGGAACAATTCATGTTGCAGTATACCTCTTTGGAGTATGCACTCCGTGGTCCGTCGTCGTCGTCCAATGTGTGGGAACTCGCGATTCCCACACACATCTGCATCGGAGAAATTACACACGGACGCAAAGAACACCTGTACCGCAAACAAAAGCTGCCCGTTGACCTCTGGGATCGGTTCAATTCTTTTTTCGGAAGATTTGTTCTCAAAAACATGCGTGGCGAGACTGTTGCATTCGTACGCCTACTTTCGGAGCAGCTCCATCGCGATCAAACACTCTTGGCACATATACGCGTCGAGTATGGTCCCTCTTCGTTGCAGCAGTGTCCCTTTCCAACGTTACCGGTAAAGAACAATCGAAACGACGACGTCGCCCTCACTCAGCAGAAAAAAAATCTCGAAGATGAACTGGAACGCGTCCAACACGACTTGTCGCGCCACGTGACTCACATGAATACACTGTTGGAACAGTGGCATGTCATGTGGGATGATTTCCATCGACGATGTCAAGTACGACACGCTCACATCTCGCGAATTCTCTTGGGCTGGTATACGGAACGTCCATCACGGGAAGATTGTTGCGTCTGTTGGCATGCAATGGCCCCGAACGAATTGACCATTCCCCCGTGCGGGCATTTCATCTGTACCACGTGCCATGAAAAGTGCACCCACTGTCCATTGTGCCGCGAACCCTATCAACCAACGTAGTAGCATGACCGCGAAACCTTTCAATCAACGTCCCCTGGCCCTATTACTGTTGTGAGTTGTGCCACAGAGTAGAGAGAGTGCTCAAGTTTTGAATATATTTCAGCGTATGGGTCTTGTTGGTGTCACTCATCAATTGTATGGGTGCACGCAATGTGTCGATGACACGCATAATCTCTTGACTGTTGGCCATGCTACCCACATCATCCGCATAATTCTTGGTAAAGAAAAAATCAATATTGCCCTGCTCTATGGGTTCGCGGTACGGCAAAAAAACTTGTCCGTACCACACTTTTAAAATGGCCGTGGGGTTGGCTTTCCGTATCATGTCAAACGTCTTTCGTGTGGTGGCCAACTCGTGATGGTCGGGGAAAATACCGAGAACATCGTCCACAAACTCGAAGAAGTGAGTGTTGAAGGCTTTGAGTATCGTCGATTTGTCCATCGTCTCTACAGTTTTCCGGGCATGTTTTTAAGTACTTTATTTTATCTCTTGGTACTACAGAATGTTCGAGCCCGTCGTCGTTTTAGTCACTCTTTTAGTGGCGGTTCTTGTTGTTGGTCAAGTGTCATTTAAAATGTTCATCCCGGATATGATTGAAGGCATTGACGACGGGCCCAAGGCAGCGTCGGAATCGGCCCAAACGGCGATGACCAAGGCTTCGATTGATCTGACAGTGGGGGCCAACCAGGCCGCGGTGGATTCCTTGTTTGGAGGTTTACAAACTCGATGCAACAATATTAAAAATCGAATTGATACCATCAATCAAAAAATTCCTCGTACCGTCGCGGATATTCAAGTCAAATCTGTGGCCTATGTTCCATGGGAGAGCAAGGAAAATTCAATGATACAAATCAATAAAATTCCCTATCAATTTACACCTGCCATTGCATCGTCGACGGACTGTTCTTGCAACTATGGGTGCAAGTGGGATATAGTCTTTACCTTGCCCATCGGGCCCGCTGGAAATGCGGGTCTTCCGGGAGACCCAGGTACGCCCGGACAAGCCGGCAAATCGGGTCAAGCTGGCCCTCCAGGCCCACGTGGCAACTGGGCGATCCCACCACCATCATCGCCACCTCCATAAAGACTTTTTCATTCTGTATTGTAAGAATGAAACAATCTCTGTGGTGGTTATTTTTCACGTCGGTGATTGTCGTCATTGTTGTGGGAACGCACCGGATGATGGTTCACGTACACGAAGGATACGATGGCCAGGATTCCACCTGTGGCAACGACGCCTGGATCCGAACGTGTTTAGACGTTTCCAGTGGTCAAATACAAGACTATGAGACATTTAACAAAATTGTCAATTTTCTGACGAAAGAAACAAACGACATTCAGTCCCGAACAAATATTACATTTACGGTCGATCCCGTGTCGATGCAATACGTCAATCCGGTGCATTTGCAAGATCCGAACTCGAGTGCTGCCATCAACACGGTACGTGTGGTGGGTCAAGTCCCCAATGTAACGCTGCAATTCAATTGGCCGACTCCACCGCAAGGTCCTGTAGGGCCCTCGGGTGCCGATGGAGAAGCCGGACCGGTGGGCTCCGTGGGCCCGACGGGCCCACGCGGTGAACCTGCACTCCAGAAGGCATAAATATCTACGGATTGGATAGATTAAAAATGGATACGGTGCATCGCAGAATTGTATTTCTGGCACTATTACTTGGTATACTCATTTCAGTCTGGGCCCGAAAAGAGTCCCATGCACGAGTCGTAGTCGTGGAAGGAGCCGCTACGGCGACTACAACAGCGTCGACGAATCCAGTGCCACAGTGGATGAAAACCGAGTACATGTCCGGTTCGAGCTGTCCTGCCATTGTAAGTCAATGTCTGTTGCCCGATATGATTAGCGATTTGAATAATAAAATTCAACATCAAAAAAATTTGATCAAAGAATATACCAAGGAAATTGTCGACATTGAAAATCGGTACCCGATTACCTTCCAAATCGATCGTGTGGACATTTCCAACGTTTATTTAGACGCAACGTCGGCGCTCCAACGTCGTCCCACCTTTGCTTCCTGGGTAAGCGGAACGTTGCCGTACCCCCAATTGTCGTTTACCTTTCCAACATCGCCTCCGGGTCCACCGGGCGGAAAAGGTCCCGTGGGAGCTGCCGGATTAGCTGCCGCGGCAACAATGTTACCTGTAGGCGAACAAGGTCCTCCGGGTTACGTGGGTGTGGCCAAAGAATAAGGGGTCGTAAATTTCTAATCATGTTGTAAGAAATGTTTAGAATATTGTTGGTATTGATCCTTTTTATTGTTGGTTGCACGTTGTTGTTCAACGTCGAATTTTTTTTACAACATTTTCGTGAAAGTGCAGATGGCTGTCGCAGCGATGAGAAATCGGAAGATTATAGAGAATATAAATGTTGCGATCTTGATGTTGCATGTAAAGGAACAGCCACAACGAAAGGAACGGGTATCGGGAACCGATCATGCTGGGATGACAAAACGAGGTGTGTGGCCAACGGATCGTATCGACCCATTATAGACCCAGACTTGAAAGATTCCATTGCCGCGGCCAAATCGTCGTGCAAAAATGCCGTCAATGCCGCCAAAGCAATGGGAGATGATAAGGATGATCCCGAGGCCTTTCCTGCGCGAAGTAACAATGCATACGCCACTCAATTGAAAATAGACGGATTAATTACAGAGTTGAGTGCGTATGAACTCCAATCCCAAGCAATTGCGTCGATTGCAGGCACAAAGACCCATTGTGACGCGCAAAATGAAAAGTACCGTGATTGGCAAAGTCAACTGGATCAACTGCAACAAGCGCCATGTAAAACGGAAGCCGCGATTCAACTGCCCGGTGCAAAAAATATTTCCGATTCTGCAGCGTCGAATGCTTCTGGTCTGAATGATATTCTGGCGAGTTTAGAGGCACGTCTCGCCATTATAGAGAAGAATTTGGAGGACAATGAAGTCACCATTGCCAATAGCAAATACAATGAATTACTCATCGACAGTAATGACCCACGCACGTTTGATTTCAGTTTGCCCAATGCTACTCCGGTCGTGTCGATTGTAGGCACGAAACCGCAAAAGCTTCGATTTGTGCTTCCGAAAGGTCAATTTGGTCCTCCAGGGAACAAAGGAGATCCTGGTCCAAACTATGCCGGACCCATGTCCACCGGATTGCGTGGGCCGAAAGGTGAAATTAGTCACTACTCGGGTCTACCAGAACAATGGACGCCTTATATCTAGGAAACCAGAGAAAATCTATCTGCGAGTAAAGTAATGAAAGAAGTTGTATGGGTTCTCCTTTGTGTTGTCATGTTTTCAGTCGTCGCCGGAATGTGGGTCCGACATGTGGCGATTGTTGAAGGGTATGGATCGTCGAATGAAACCACGCAACCCGGAGCTGCCGTTTCCAACAACCACTCCAAAAACATTAGTTCGGTGGAACAAGTATTGGATGATTTAGACGCGATTTTGATTCCCATTTTGAGTCAAGTCACGAAGCAAAATCAAATCATCAAAGTGGTCGTCGAGAAGGAACCCAAAACGTCATATACCTCCCCGGACGTGACACTGGATAATAAAAATGCGGATTTGCCCATCATGCACATTACCCTGCCCAAAGGAGTCGACGGAGAAAAGGGTCCAACCGGGAAACAAGGGCCCGCCGGTCCAACAGGGCCTCTGGGTCCACGTGGACCTCCCGGTGGACGATAAACGTAATCCCCAGACACAACTACCTACTACACCTCGCCATGAACATCGTGAGTTTTGACATTGGAATCAAAAATATGGCGTATTGCCTCTTTCACATTGAATCGACGACGATACAGTGTACCTCTTGGGATGTGTTGAACTTGATGCCATCCATAGTAGGCGGCAACGATCCAACAACACCAACTCCAACATGTTCGTCGTGCAAGCGAAGATCCAAATTCCAAAAAAATGCAACATTTTACTGTGAAGCCCACACGAAACACGCCGAACGTGAGTTGGGGTATGTCCGCCCAGGAAAACAATGGACACTCGCGGCGTTGCGAAAGCACAAATTGGATCCACTGCTCCACGTGATGCGTGAATGCAAGTTGGATGTGTCCGATTCTCCGACAAAATCCATGTGTGTGGAACGTTTGCAACAATGGGTCCAACGTTGTGTGTTGGAACCGAGTACGGTACCCAAGGTCAAGGCCAAATCTGCCAACGATGCCGACTTGATCGAGGTGGGGCGCCAACTCTCTGTGCAATTGGACGATGCTCTCACCACGACGCCGATTCACCAAGTGATTATTGAGAATCAAATTTCACCCTTGGCATCACGGATGCGCACGCTGCAGGGCATGTTGACGCAATACTTCATCATGCGCCACCCGGATGCCGAGATCCATTACATTTCATCCTCCAACAAGTTGAAGGAATTTGCGGCTGCCTTTGCTCCTCCGCGGACCATGGTAGTAACCGCTGCGCAAAAGTACCGGCAACACAAGCTAGACGGAGTGACCCATTGCGTGAGTGTTTTGCGCGCCAATCCATCCATCGGGTATACCGCGGACAGGCTGCTGGCCCATGCCAAGAAGGATGATTTAGCCGATTGTTGGATGCAGGCAATGTGGTTTCTGAAACACGTGCTGCGTCGAATCAATTGGAGTGCGGAGGACTTAAAAATAAAATGTATTGAACCATAACATACTCTAACACAGCATGGAAGTGATTGACATTGGCCTCTCGGATTTGGAACCCATCACCTTGAAGATTGATGAGCCATCGTCGTCGGGTGGTGGTCCACCTGCCAGTTCCAATTTTGGAATGGAATTTTTGATGAATGACAAGAAACGGTCCAATTCGATGAGCACGTCGGTCGATTTAGGAGACATGGACAATTTGGAGCGAGAATTGAACGATTTGTCTTCGAAAACGGCAGGTATGGCCGCCGCCCCTGTCACCACCGACACGAAATCGGTGGGCGGTTTGGGCAATTCCTTTGGCAATTTTTTCAGTAGTTTTGGATCGAAACCCGCAGCAACAGCCTCCTCCGAGATTCCATCGGATTCCAAGTTGGGAAGCGCCACGGTGGAGTCCATGGGCAATACGAAAACGTGGGATGGGTTTGGCAAAATGTCCGACGTGCCGATGGAAAAGCCCAAAATGACGGACCGTGAAATGCGTCGCAAGAAGCGCGCCATGATAAAAAAGCTGGAGGAGTGGTACGACAAGAAATATGTGAAACACACGTCACATTTCACCATGGATAGTCCGTATGAGGACATTGAAGACGAGTACGAGTCCGTCGTGGAAGAAAAGCGCAAAAAGGACAGTGTCAAGTTGCAGGGATGGTGGTTTACAACCATTGTGAATTCTCTCGAGTATGCCAATGCCATGTTTGATCCGTTTGGTCTCAATCTGGATGGTTGGGGGGAGCAAATCAGTGAAGATTTGGACTCGTACGAGGAGATTTTCAATGAATTGCACGACAAGTACAAGGGCGGGAAATTGAGTCCCGAGATTTCGCTCCTCTTGCGCGTGGCGTTTAGTGCCTCCATGGTCAACATTACCAACAAGGCCTTGTCTACGGCCACTCCGGGGTTCAACGATGTGATCCGTCAGAGTCCAGAACTCATGAAAATGTTTACGAATGCGACGGCACAGAGTATGAAGCAAAGCAGTCCGGGCTTTGGATTTGTGAATAGCATTTTGAATCCCGAAGAGCAAGTCAATACCTCGTTTGGTGCCCCACCGGCGCCGTTGGAAACCAAGTCGATGCCGCCGCCACCTCGACCGGGGTCCAATAGCAGCAGCCGTCCTGACATTTCCATGGGACGCGGCGCGGTGTTTCGCGAAGAGCAAGGTATTCCTCTAGAAACGTCCGGGAGCAGCATTCGCCCGGATATGCGTGGTCCGCAAAATTTGGATCTGCAGTCCATGTTGAGTGGATTAAAGCCTCGCAGCGAGCAGTCGGATCTGGGGGTCAGTGGCGGCGACGACTCCTTGATCAGTGTGAGTTCATTGACACAAAACGGTGTTTTGCCCAAGCGTACACACCGGCGGAAACAGCGTTCCGATAAAAATATTGTTTCCCTCGACATTTAAGAAAAATGACGACGGACGATTTCGAAACCTTGTCGAAATCGTTTTCTTTTGTATTTTGGTTTTGCATGAGTGCATTGCAAACGGCTTGGAGTAGGGCATGGGATGCCCTCGTTGCGCATCCAACGTTCCAAGTGTGGGCATTGCGTGCATTGTGGGCCTACAGTAGCGCTGCCGTACAATTTGAAAAGTGGTACAATGATTGGTTTCCTACGAGTGGTAAGAAACCGGAAGATCCGCCGCGCTGGACTTCGGTGTGCACATTGAATACAAACTTGGAATTTTCCGAAGTGTTGAATCACAATCCCACATCCCCGCAAGTTGTTGTTGCGAATCACGCCGAGGAGTTGTACGATTATGTGATTCTGGCCAAGGAAGACGCCGATTTGCCGTGGATTTCGGTGCGGCGCACCACGTCGTCAATGCACCCCCTAGTCGTGCTCGAGAAATCCGCGGCGCATTTCTTGGCCATTACGTATCATCATCCCGATTTAGGTGAAGCCATTCCGTTGGATGTGCCGCTTGACATGATGGTGGTGGACAATGAAATTTTGTCTCCCGCATTTGTGCGCCGTGCCTTGACCAAGGCGTCGTCGTCTCCCACCATTCCCTTTGATGATCGATATTGGATTGAATGCATCGATCACCGCATTACGTTGACCAAATTGATGTCTCGCCAATATTTGCTCTTGACGTCGGATGGTGGCCACCGCGTAGAGGATTTGTAAATGAAACGCAAAAGGTCTGGTTTGGTCAATGACCTCGGTTGAAATAAAATAAAAAACAAACATAAAGATTTTTTATCCTGTAGAATATACGGGGGAGCGTACGCATAAGAAAACATGTCGTCGCACCACCCTTTGCTTGGTAAATGGAATATGTATTTTCATTTACCACACGACAAAAACTGGACCCTGGAGAGTTACAAGATGATTCAGACGGGTGTGTCGACCGTCGAAGACGTGTTGGCATTGAACAATACCATGTCGGACCATGTGATCAAGTACTGCATGTTGTTTGTGATGCGAGAAGGTATTACGCCAATGTGGGAAGATTCCAAGAATCGCAAAGGCGGGTGTTTTTCGTATAAAATTCTCAATAAGCAAGTGCCCTCGGTCTGGAAGACATTGTTGACCGCCCTTTGTGGCGAAACACTGTGTGTCGATCCAAAATACAATGCATTGATCAATGGTATCACCATTTCTCCCAAAAAAAACTTTTGCATTGTCAAGATTTGGTTGTCGGATTGTTCCGTCCAAGATTCCAACATCATCATCAATATTCCGCACTTGTCGAAACAAGGGTGCATTTTTCGAGAACACGCACCCGAATTTTAGCCACTTGGGCCGCGTCGTTTCAGTCTCCAGTTTAATATGTGCATATGTAAATACATGTCGTTTGATTTTGAACTTTTAATGTTGAAGCCCACACCGGTGCAGGAAAAAGGGATATCAATTTTCTTTTCTCCGCACAACAGCAACGGCGTGGATACCCCACTACCAGTCGTGGATCGCAAACAACTCTTGCAACATTTATTGCCGTCCTTGTCCATGGAATGGCCTGCCAAATTGGCCAGCAAACTACCCGTCGACAAAAATCCCCCGAAAGAGGGCAAGGTGGTAGAAATGAAGGAGGAGGAAAAGGAGGTCAAGGAGAATGCGAATGGGAAAGCCATACCGTCGGAGTACCAGTCACACAAGGATACTGTACGAGGTCGTCTGGTAATCCAAGCGCCAGGAAACCCATGGATTTGTCCACACATTGCCTTGTTGGAAGGTACTTCGGACAAGGTGGTTTGTGTGTATTCCAAGGTGGCCGAAAAAACATGGTGGGGTCAAATCCTGGATGAGAAGGACGCAGAGATGCAATTTTGGGAATATGTTTCAGGTGGCTGGAATGGATCGCGGGACAAACCGTCCAATTTTCGTCAGTTGGCCGATGTGGATCAAGACGCAATTCGCGAGCAAATGTTGAATGAACTAAAGAAAAAGTACAAACTCTTACGCTACAACGAGGACGCCGTTCCTGGGGACGCGTCGTCGTCAGTGGTTCTGTTGGATGATGTAGAGGATTTCTGTGAATCCGTGGTACAGAAAAATGTCGACGCCGTGCGTCTTTATAACCACTTGATGTCGTCCGCGGACCTCCGCATTGTAGCTCTTACCCAATATCCGTGTTACCGCGACCCAGGGTCGTTGGTCCACTTGTTCAACTTGTTGCACGGATATGTTGAGACCTCCTCCTCCTCCTCCCACAAGCGCTTTACGAAACAGCAACGAGGAGGAGGCGCTCCAACAACACGCACAACAAAACGACGTCATCGCAAGGAAAAGCAAGCACCCCAACATACCACAAAAAGTGTACTACTCTTTCCCCAGCAGACCTTACCCAACGACTTTTACGAACGTGTAAAACACATGATTGTCGTATTGTCGACAGATGCAGCAGGACCTCTCGAACCTGTGTTGGAACGTTGTGAAATGACGGAGCAACAGTACCAACTGTACCGACATGCATCGGATGATGATCTGCAGCGTCGAAAATGTTGCACCTTTGCCTTGGATCAGCCGCTACTTGTTCGAAAGAAGGAGGAGGTAGAAGATGTTGTCCAACAAGCCCTCTATGAGCGTGAAGTGGCGCGGATCGTGGACGAGCAAGATGTGTCTGTACCCACACTGGAAAAATGCAGCCCCAAATTTTTGCGCGCGTTGAAAAATATCCAACAACACAAAGGCAAAGGTTCGATCGCGGTCTTTACGCCGTTTGAAGTGGAAGGGCAATTGTTTCGATCCATGTTGGAAAAGAATGGTTTCCAATCCACAGAAGAAGACTCGTCGGAAGACGCTACACGAAAAAGAGTAGTTGTTCTCCGGTCAGAAGAAGATGTCGTACGACAAGACCGAAGTGTGCCACAAATATACCTGATCGTATCTCCTTCGGACGACATGTGGTATACCGGATCGTCGCGACTCGTCGTTGACGCGATTCATTTGTTGGACATTCCCGATGAGACGTGGGTGCAAACGTTGCGAATATGTCGAAAATTTGCAGCCCCTTTTGCAGAAAATAGGGCAAAACTATCCATCGTCGTCTACTTGTCTACATTTTCACAATCCATGTTGGTCAAACACAAGTTGTTGGATCAAAAGAGCAAATTGACACAAGAGTCGCAAGAAAAGGACGGTTCGGAGCTATATCGATACTGTCAACACTATTTAGGTGACGCGCCGGCCACGATTACGGCGGATCAACAGTTGCTCGAGGAATTGTTCGTAAAAAACCATGTCATATTTAAGCATGTTGAAGAAATGGTTCGCTAAGAAAATGTGTGTTTAAATATATGGTACAAACACGTTCGAGAACGAAAGCGGAGGAGGCTGCCGCAGCTCCTGCCGCAGCTCCTGCCGCAGCTCCTGCCGCAGCTCGAACGACGCGATCAACTCGCAAAAAAACCACTGCCGAGGAACGTGTGCCAACCCCAGAATTGCCTGTAAATGTGCGAAAGTCGACGCGATCAACTCGTAAAAATTCCCCCCCTGCAGCTGCTGCCGCAGCTGCTGTTGCAGCTCCTGCCGCAGCTCGAACGACGCGATCAACTCGCAGAAAAACCACTGCCGAGGATTCCCCAGAATTGCCGGTCGAAGTCCCTGTGCGAAAGTCGACGCGATCAACTCGCAGAAAAACCACTGCCGAGAATTCCCCAGAATTGCCTGTAGTCGAAGTCCCTGTGCGAAAGTCGACGCGATCAACTCGTAAAGATTCCCCCCCAGCAGCTGCTGCCGCAAGTAGAAAGCCCTCACCTAGTCCGGACAAGCCAACTCCGAAAAGATCGAGTCGCAGTAAAGACAGACAAGATTCATATGAACGTCGTAAACAAGAAAGGGACCAAAATCGCCAAACCCAACGAAACGTTGCCGCAAAGCCTGCTGTAGTCGCTGTCGCAAAGCCTGTTGAAGTCGCTCCCGCAAAGCCTGTTGAAGTCGCTGCCGCAAAGCCTCCTGTAGTCGCTGCAGCAAAGCCTCCTGTAGTCGCTGTCGCAAAGCCTGTTGAAGTCGCTGTCGCAAAGCCTGTTGAAGTCGCTGCCGCCAAGCCTCCTGTAGTCGCTGCCGCAAAGTCTCCTGTAGTCGCTGCCGCAAAGCCTCCTGTAGTCGCTGCCGCAAAGCCTGCTGTAGTCGTCGTTGATGGTCCTGAAGAAGCGGACAAGGACAAGAACAAGGAACCTGAAGAAACGGACAAGGACAAGGACAAGGAACCAGAAAAAAAAGACACGGACAAGGACAAGGACAAGGACAAGGAACCGGAAGAAAAGGACAAGGACAAGGACAAGGAACCCACTATGAAAGACTTGCTTGCACAAATAAAGC